GAGCTTCCTAATACACCACCACAATAAAAACATAAACCGCCCTGTCTTCTTTTGATTTTATTCTTGTATCCTGTCATCTCTCTTTTTCTTAATCTAATAAATCTTTGCGGGGGGGGTGATTGAAGTTAAATATATCATTCTTATTTTCGCCAAAAAATGCTCTACCGTTTTATTACCTTTCATTGAATTACATTCTCGGCAAACCATGACATGATTATCAGGATATTCTGATTCAACTCCACTAATTGAACGAGGAAGCAAATGTTCAAGAGTAGGATACATAGGATTTTTCGGGTCTTCAGAGCTTCCTAATACACCACCACAATAAAAACATAAACCGCCCTGTCTTCTTTTGATTTTATTCTTGTATCCTGTCATCTCTCTTTTTCTTAATCTAATAAATCTTTGCGGGGGGGGGTTAGCCCCACTGTTCGGCCATAGCATCGGCGATTCCTTGATAAGTCTTACTTCTCATTTTACTTCGTTCCGCTGGTGGAAGTCCCCATGATTTTAAATGCCATTCTGTGTCATTCTCTCCATTTTTTAACTTAATTATTTTAGGTTCAACGATATTTGTTGGTATTAACTTTGGAAGTCCTTTAAGCCATATACATGTTGCTTTTCTTGTTGCATCACCAAACATATAGGGTTGAATTATCTGGTCTGGCTTTCTGTACAAACGAGACATAATACCAATCGGATTTTCAATAGCTATTTTTGGACATTTTGCATTTGTAAAAAGCATAAAAAAATCTACACCTTGCTGTTGTCGTCCGTCTGCTATCTTCTTTGCAAAGTGCGCCGCTCCGCTAACAGCAAGATGAGTACACGGCGGAAATGCGATTATCATATCCCATTCTTGTTCAAGGAGTGGAATTATATCTTGCTGTAGATGCCATTCTGGGTGTCCGCCACTGCAAGGCAAAATATCGCACGAATACGCCTCGTGGCCTTTGGCACGGAACGCTTTGCAGACTGCCTGTGATTCTTCGCACGCTATAAGTATTTTCATATCTTTTTTTCTTAATCTTGTAATGGCTTCACTGGGGTGGTGATGCGGGAGACAATATCTTGGTCTTTTTGTATGCGACTATTTATTGAATCGACAATCATCGCTGGTTCATTCGAACCATGTTTCAATTTTGTATTTTCCAACGCCTCCACAATCTCCTTACCAAGCTTCTCTCGTTCTTCCTTTAGTAAAATATCGACCATATCTTGAGAATGCGATGGTTCTATATAACCAAACTTCATATCGCCTTTTTTGTAGTCAAGAGCATCTTGGACGTTTTTCTTTTTCATTCCTTTTTATTTATTATTGATAATTTCATCGGTTACTTCAGCACCGCCGTATACGTCTTTCCGTTTATTTTTACTTCGACTTCGGTTCCTGTAAGAGGTGCATCTGCGCTTGGTACTTCCTCCGTCGGCTTGATTTCAGACTTACCTTCGTAATTGTCTTGGTAAATAAGTTTGTAGCCTTTTTCAATTTCAAATTCCTTTATCTCCTTGTCTTTTTCACAAAATCCGAAGAAGTAGCCGAGCGTGAGGGAGAATTTGCCATACACCTGTGCGTCGCCATACACCCATGCGTCGCCATACACCCGTGCGTTGCCATACACCCGTGCGTTGCCAGACACCCATGCGTTGCCATACACCCGTGCGTTGCCAGACACCCGTGCGTTGCCATACACCTGTGCGTCGCCATACACCTGTGCGTCGCCATACACCCATGCGTTGCCTTCTTGCGATAGGTTGCTTTCTTTTTCCACATAACCGCCGAGTGTTCCTTTTACAATACTTCCAAATGAAGCGGTAGCCTCGATTTGATACAGTGTCGTACCGAAATAATTTTTAGTTGTCTTGGTGAGCTTAAATTTCATATTTATATTTTTAATTTAATAATAATTTCATCGACGATTGGCAGGCGGGGATATTCAAGACTTTAAAGTTGTTTTTAATCTCATAGTATCAGTTATGAGAACTTCTTGAACTTTACCCCCGTCTCGCCAACCGAAAGATAAACAAAGTGAGGCGGGCGAGGTTTGACTCGCAGTTTCAACTCGGTATCACCCAAATCTCCGCAGGGCACGAAAAGCCCCATAAAGCGATTTAACTAATATGTGATAGATACTAGTATGTATCTTTGTCGGTTCACTGCCCGACACCGCCTCACTTTGCTTACCTTTTTGGAGATAAGAAAGTAGCGGGGTTCAGAGAGGCAATAATGACTTCGTTGCCATATAACCGAAATACATTAAAGTAAATCCCCCTAAGCACCCCTATTTTCCTACCTCCGAGAGAAACTTGAGGGGAAGTTCCAACGTCTACAGACCATGCTGTAGAACACGCCTCGCTCGATTTAATTCCCCGCCTTCGCAGTGAATCACTCGTTCTCATACTTGGCCGTGATTTTTGGACTTAGCCCGAGATAAGGACTTATTAACCGTTTATCGCACGGCTCCCCCTCAAATCTCCCTCTTTATTTCGATGAACTTTGACAGGTGACACGGGAGGGAGAAAACATTATTAACATTAATCGTCGCTCTAAATCGAGCCGTAGCAAGATTGGAGTCAAGTTATTTTAGTTTTCTGCCCACCACGTCACCCGTCTGAACATAATTATAGACGCCTACTTGTTGGATTGCAACTTATCATCTGTTGATAACTTTTCCAGTCTCTTTTTATTGGCCTCACCGCCTTTCTTGGCGTTAGCACGTTTAATCTTTAGATACTCTTCTTCACCTATCCTTTCACGATACTTTTTTTGCATGAGCTTCATGTAATCGCTTGTTGTTTTTTCGTCTTTGTTTATTTTCATTTTATTTCCGAAATAATATCTTCTAGGTTTAGAGTTATGTAATTTGTAACTTTCGTATAATAATCATCGAACTCTATGTTCATCTGTGCGTTCTGCCATAGCCAGTGAAGTTTGTTTCTAATCTTGACGGAGTTTTTTCGTGGGTCTTTTGCTTTGATTACCTCTCCTCCGTCTTTTCCTATTTCAACTGTTAAAGGTTCTACTTTGAATATCACATCGTATGTCCCGTCGTTATTGTCGTTCTTCTGTTCCTGCGTGATTGAAGCGTCCATTACTACTTTATAGTTATGGCCAATTTCAAGACGTTTCGGAATGTTCGCTTTACCAGATACTTTCAAATAATATGTTTCGTTCATTTTTGGTTTTTTATTAATTCGAGAAGCGTATCAAGATATATAACTGCCTTTGTTTCGCCGAGGCCTTCTCCGAAATTCTTGAAAAGAAGTACAGGTTCTCGGCCAAGAGTTTCTAACTTTTTAACCTGTTTCCACCATTCGGGTATTTTTAAGGTAGATTGATTTTTACATTCTATGCCGGCGTTTTGACCGAGTATCATCATGGAAGTCCATATGTCAGCCTTTTCGGTATTTGTTGCACCAGAATTAAAGGAAGGTCTTACTCCATCATCAAGTCCCTTTTTCCTTATTTCATCGCAAACATATTTTTCAAGTATCTGTCCCTTTTGACGTGTATTCATTTTTATTGGTATTGTGCGATTCTTTTAATGTTTCCAAACTCATCTAATCTTTCGACTATCTTCACTTGAGGCACATAAGGTTTTTCTTCGAGGGTATAAATAAAGTCATTTCCTAATTTCTTTCCCGAGATTTTCCAGTTCTCCTTATTCCTAAGTATTTCAATCAAAGCACCTAATCTAATACTAATCCTGTTATCTATACAGTAATTCCTTGATATCGTCCCTTTTACTGACAACCAGTTACGAACATAGTTTAATTGTGTTTGTTTCTTGGTCATTTAAGTGATTTAGAAGGGTAATGGTTCCTCTTTAACACCCTCTGTAACCTCTAAAACTGCGTCAGGAGCGAAGTTAACAGGTTTTGCATAGATTGAGTCGATATCAGCCTCTAATCGAGTTAATATGTAACTTATCTCACCTTTCGCTTCCTTGATTAACTTTATTACTTTGAGGGTGTCTTTGTTCATTAGAATGGGCCTAGTTCTTCTGTATTTTCTACCTGTACCCCAAACAACGTCTTGTACTCATCGGTTACTTTCATCTTTTCCTGAATGTACTTTGGCAAGAGTTCAAAGACTTCTTTCGTCAGTGTCTCGTAATCGACTATTTGAGAGGCATTAACCTGTGGTGGGCAGTCCATTCCTTTCGGGAGCTTAGATATGCCCGAAATCTCTGCATATCCCTTATCGTTGTGTACGATTGAAATCATACAGGGAACGCCGACAAGTTTAGTCCAGTCAAATGTTTCTATTTCTGCGTCATCAAACTTTTTACCTCTCCATGATTCAAGGAGTGGTCGTATCTTTGACTTCTCATGAAGTGAGAGAGTGTACTCTCGTGAGATGACACAAGGCTGTAATCCTTTCTCTTCCTTGAATACTTTAGTTTCTGTTGGAAGTTCAAAGCCTATTAGGACTTTGTTTAACTTCTTCGGTGTTCCGTCTTCATTGGCGAACGGGGTAACTGCCGTGCCGATGTGAATCATTCGGTAACAGCGAGCTGGGTATGAACCTGGTTCAATTGGTTCCTGTGACTTTGGTTGTTTGGCGATTATAGACATTGTTTTTATTTATTAGTTTTTAACTTTAGTAAATCTTCTTCCATTTTCTTAATTTTTCTTAACTTGAAATCTTCTTTATTTTTCTCGTAATACTTTTTAATAATGTTATCAAATTCGTTGAAAACTTTACTACAACTCTCAATAGAGAAATACATGCAATGATTAGTAGTATCACAATACTTCGGATTATAATTTTTCAACTCTTGCCAAAATTCTTTGAAAAGTTCTTTAGGATAATCATATCCAAATATATATGGACCAGTTGAAAATGATATAGAAAATAGAAATTCATCGTCGGGTTGTTTCCCATCATCTGACCAAGATACTTCTCTACGATACTTTTCACCCCACCAACCAATAGCTCTGTAGTCTCCAAATCGTATATAATCTAGCGATTGAACATTTCTAGGGTCTAATTTTAATCCATATTCTTCTACTAATCTAAGACCGAAAATATGCTTTTTTGCTTTTGATTCTAAATCACTAATATCATATACACACAAATCTCTGTGCTTATTTAGTACTTCAATTATTTCGTTGTATGCTTTTTGTGTTTTTTCCATATTATTCTTGTTTTAATGGTGGTTCTGTGGCAAAATCTCTGTCTGAAAAATCGTATGAAGCTCCCGTAAGTCTTTCTATCTCCATTGCTCTACTTTCAGAAGGATACTTGTTGAACTTGTCTATCTTGGAACGCACTATGCTACGGGAATTGTTCTGTAGAGGACTGTCAGTGTGTTCTAGTACTAAGTCGTTGATGGTTTTCATAAGTTTTTTGATTGATTTAAACTATCCAACATACTTTCTGCTATTTCATCTAAACCTTCAACAGGTGATTTTAATTCCATTCTGCGCAAAATTAAATGTTCTTGATTTTCATCTTGAATTTCAATTGTTATATAAGTTGGTTTCATGTAAATATTTGTTATTCGATTAACCTTATCGACCATGTGATTAGTCTACACCCTACTTGTAGGCAGGTCAAGCGATTGGCATGTGTCAACTGTGGATAACTTTAGAAGCTGAAATAACGAACCTATTACGGTGTTTTTTAGACTTACAGTAATACATTTTTCCATTACGCATGAGATATAGATTACAAAAACAGAAAGGACATTTGCATTGAGTGACAGCTATGCGGGCATCAATTCCGAATAGTGTCCCATCTGATTTTACTTTTAAATCGTTAAACTTAGAGAATAGACTACCGATAGGTAAAGCTGATTTAGTGGGTTCTGTGTATTGAGGTTCTGTTTCACTAAATAGATTCATGTCATTTATTATAAACCCTAACGTCTAATCTACTATGTGGATAAGTTAAGGGGATAACTCTGTTATTAATTCAGACAATAGCCCACCTTTTGCCTCTGTAGCTATCACAGAGGGCCTAGAGGTGGAAGTATTTAATAAAGATAGACTATTACTGAAATAAGATGCATAACAAGCGGACGGATAGAGGTGGCAACTATTTTTCCGTCTTTCCCATATGAACCCTATTTCAAATTACTGTTTGGCAGAGAAGGTTTAACGAGTGTTTCCCTGAAAAGCTCGGATTTATCTTTAAATTGTTTCTAACGTAACTTATTTTAACTCATCTGTTTTTCTTGACAATACTATAGAAAGGGTATAAGGTGTGTATAAGTCCTTTACTGGACTTTAAGCGCTGGTATCGTCTCTACCACAATCTAAGAAATTTCGACAACGCGTTTCGTGGCAACGGCGCGTTGTTTTGTATATCTTTTTTGTGAACACGCTTTACTATCGCAATATGTCCAAGACGGTACTGTTAATACTTTTCCACATGTTTTACACTTTTTGCTTTGGTTTTTTATATGCATAAATTACATCGTCGTTTACTCGCCTAAATGGTGGCATAACCCATTCTACAAACAATTCTAAAGTACATTGTTTGCACACATGAACCTTTTGTTTTTTTAATATTCTTTTTTGGCATACTTGGCAAAATACCAGCTTAATCATTTTTATACATATAGTGCCAGAGCCGACGCGGTGTTTCGCCGGGGCATGGAAACTGGTTCACGTCGCTCTTGCTTAGAGGGGAATTTTTGACCCCGTGTTTGCCCTTAAAATATGAAATTCATCGTTTGCCTGTTTTGGAATGAGTAGAACGAAAGTACAGCCCCGGCACTATAGATATAAATAAAAAGAACTATGCAATAAGTATAAGGCATAGTCCATTTACTGTCACTGTTAATAACTTTACTTAGGTTCGTTAGAAGATTCGTGGTATTCACCACAGTTACAGTTGCAACCATTTCGGCGGCAATTTCCGCTGCACAAATGTTCACAAACTATAATTTCGTCTGAATCGACATTTTGTCTATCGACGGGTAAATTACTGTTGCTGTCTGGTTTGTAGTCTTGTACTTTCATTTTATTGACAATCGGCTGGTACAGAACTCAAAGGTGCATTGTAATATTGGTCGCAATTAAGATTCATTGGAGGCACTGAATCAAAGTACAAATTAAGCGCGATATATCCCATTACCATTACGACTGCTATTAATATAAGTGTTTGTATTGTTTTCATATTTTTTAATTAATTAATTTGACCAACATGATGAAGAATCTTCCCAAGCGGAATCTCCTTTATTAGTAAACAACCAAATTGCAAAATTAGTATTGCCTTGTTCGGTCATAAGGTCATCGCCCATTTTAGTAGCAGTTTCTCCCCACACGTTGTTATTTATCATGTATTTTCCGATGTCTACCGTGTGATTTGAATTTGCGTTTAGAATCACCTGACCGTCTTTTGCAAACTGAGTGGCTGTTCCTGCGATAGGTTTACCCTCTTTGTTTCTCTGTCCGCTCTCACAGTCTCCGATACGGTCAAGAATTGGCAAGTCTGGCATTGTCGATACAGGTGTAGGGACGCTTGCATACACAACCTGCGCGCTTGTTGAAGCACTCCCTAATGCGTATGTGCCAACTATAGAACCTGCGACGAACGATAGAACCATTACTACTTTCAAAGACTCTTTCATAATTCTTTTGAACTCACTCTTAACGGAAACCTTTTCTGTCTTAATGTGCTGATTGCTTCCAAGTTTATATTTCATATATTTGATTATTTAATAATCTAATCTCTGTGGTGATTATAGCCTACTTGTAGGCCAAGCGCAAGGATAGTTATGCACACCCTATTTTTGACACAAATAATGGCCTGTTATATACTTATCTCATAACAATCTCATATTTTTATGATTTCGCGACTTAAGAATCTTTGGATAATCAGCGGCTGGAATGTTGAAAGCATCGAAGCCGTTCTCAACATATACATTAAGGAAAAAAGTAATGTAGGAGTAAAAATTACGCCTCTCGCTAAGAAAGAATATCGTCCTGCAACCATTATCGACAACCAGCCTGAGGTGGATTTGGACGAGCCATTGAATGAAAATTAATATGAAAAAAATAAAAAACATAAATAATAAAGGTTGCCGCGGTAGACGAATCAAAGTAGTACCAGAAAAATCGGGTATCTTGGGTCAAGAAGATATAACCCATATCGGTAATGTCATTGCAGTAGGCCCAGAAGCCCATTGCAAGGTCGGTGACCGCATCATATTCAACAATGACGGTATGGATAGGACTGAGATGGAACCAGGAGTTTATGTTTATCATATTCTTGATATAGATGAATTTGTTTTTGAAATACTATGACATATGAACTAGCAAAACAATTAAAGGATGCAGGTTTTCCGATTAAAGTCGCTTTTGCAGATATAGATTTATTACCTACCAAAGACGGTAATTCGATTTACTATAGGCCAACCCTCTCCGAGCTTATAGAGGCGTGTGGGGAAGGGATATTTGAATTACTGCGCCAATCAGAATGGCATCGTTCTATGAGTGGTAATATTTGGGAAGCAGCTATTGGTAAAATCAAAGAAAATACCCCACTGACTATTAAAGGAATTGAAGATTCAATAGTGAAAGTTGGTGGCTCTACCCCCGAAGAATCCGTCGCTAATCTGTGGCTGGAATTAAATAAGAAATAAAATGATTAGAGTAATTGAAAGTTTAGAAGGATTATATTTAACTGAAAAAGAGGGAGTATATACTATTTCCTACAAAGATAAAAAGGGTAAATGGGATAGTAATATTATTGTAAATAGACACATGGTTGATAGATTAATAGAAATTTCAGATAATAAAAAAAATGAAAAGTAACTATTATCAACACCCCTATTATCTCAATAGCCTTTGCACCGCAGGAAAATGGCTCCATGACTTTGAAATAGTAAAAGGATATGAGACCTGTGTAGTAGAGAGGTGTACCCATTGCAATAAACGAGTCCAATTTAAAACGAACGGAAGTAACAGAAAGTACATGAGTTATCACGTTAAGCAGAGTTTGCAGCCAAGAAACAAGAGATTTTACTCAGAGTATCCCCACCTTTTAAATAATTAAAATAATGAAAAATACACAACCAATGCAACAACAGCCAGCCGTAGTTCATACGAGAGAAGACTTCATAAAACAGCTCTTTCCTCTTGATTTACCAAAGGATAACTTCCTCCTTGGTCGTGAGGCACAGGAAAAATTTGTAAAGGGTGTTGAAAAGGCTCTTGAAATCCTCAAAGGTTCATATGGCCCAGCAGGCAGCAATGTAACTATTCGCCGCGATATGCGACCTGGGTATGAATCCACCAATGACGGTAAGAAAATTCTCGAAGGTATTAAACTTGCTGACCCATATGAGCAGATTGGATTTAATACGGTTAAGGAAGTAGCTGAAATATGTGACCGAGAAGGTAGAGATGGACGAAAAACTGGCGCTATTCTTTACGCAGCTTCAATTATCGAGGGATACAAGTCAAAAGAAAATCCTATGGATTTAAAAAGGTCTTTAGAGGAATGTATTCCATTGGTCATAGAATCAATAATTGCTCAGAGCAAAGGTATTAGTGTCGATGAAGTTGATAAGATAGCTACGATTGCTTCCGAAAGCCCTAAACTTGGAGCCTTGTTTAAGGAGATTTATCAAAAGATAGGTTCAGATGGAACTATTGAGCTTGAAAATTCAGGACTTTCAGAAAATACTTATGATATAACAGATGGAGTTAAATTACTTAATTGTAAGTTTATGTATCCTTATATGTGTACAAACAGAGAAGAAAAAATAGCTGAATACTTTAATCCTAAAATACTCATTTCAAAACAGAAAGTAATAAACATGGGTCAAATAAACAATATTATTAAAGGTTTAGTACAGAAAGGTATATATAATATGGTTCTATTCTGTGATGATATTGAATTGATTGTAAATCAAGTTTTGGCACAATTGTCAGAAGAGGGAAAACCAGCTCATGAATTTGGATTGCCAGGCAATGAAATAATTCAATTTAGAACTCTTGTCATTAAAGCCCCTATCCTATGGAAAGACTGGATATTCGAGGATTTCGCAAAGATTTCAGGCGCTACGATTATTGACCCAGGAAGTGGAGTTCCTCTTAAAAGTGTCAAATTGGAACATTTGGGAACATGTGATAAAATTACAACTGATAAAGAGAAGACCGTTATTCGTCATAGTAATGACATAGAATCTTATGTTGAATCTATTCTAAATGACGGAAATGATGATTCAAAAATACGAGCTTCGAGACTTAAATCAAAGACGGCAATCCTTAAACTCGGCGCGGATAGCGAATCCCAGCTTTCTCACCTTAGAGGAAAAGCTCTTGATGCCCGTAATTCATCGTTTCAGGCTATGGAATCAGGAATTGTCTCAGGAGGCGGAGTAGCCCTATTAAAATCAATAGAGAGCCTTCCAGACACTATTGGGGGCAAGATATTGAAGAAGGTATTCTCTTATCCTCATATGATTATCGCGGCGAATATGGGTTTGCTTAAAACACCACGCGTTCCATTCGTTTTCGGGGATGATGTAATAGACTCTACGGCCGTTCTTATCAACTCTACTAAAACGGCTATATCTGTGGCAGCAACACAATTAACAGTTAAAGGTGTTATTGTATAAAATAATATGACGATTAAACAATGGTTTTATGTAAAATTTTTAGGAATGAGTGTGCAAGATTATAATTGCATGATTATCTGTAAATATTTAGATAAAATTGGTCTATGAAACTCTACTCACCAACTCGAATTAAGGTAATGAAGTACTACTATGGAAGTGTATTCCTTCAGAGATACTTATCTGTTTGTGATGTATGTCACAGATTGCGCCGCACCGGAAGTATTAAAACAAGAAAATACTACAATCTACCAACCATAGGAACAATCACCTCAAAGAGTAAAATGTGTAATAAGTGCAATAAGGGATTTATGAAAGGATTGGAACCCATACGAAAAGACTTAACTAAGGCAATAAAATGAAGATAATAGATTACTTAAATTCACTAGATTTAGAGGCACACAGGTCATTTAATCAAGGTTATATATCAATAACTGATAAGGAAAACCATAATGAAGTGGCAAGATTGGAAGGTTCTGAATTATCTAAATTCAATCCAACGGCGCCGAAATACCCTAACGAGGTAATTGATTTAATCAAAAGTAAATTACATGGTAACTAAAATCGTTATAAAGAAAGATTTATCGGGTGAAACATACTCGATACAGATATTTAGAGATAAAAAACAATCGGCTTTTGCTATTAATTTACAGTCTGGAAAAGATGTCATTAAATATGTGAGGGAAGAATTGAATTATGATGAAAGTTAATTATGGAAGAAAACACTGATAAACAACCTAAAAACAAGGTGGACTATATAGCTCCTTTCATGTGGAAGAAAGGACAATCTGGTAATCCTGCTGGCCGTCCTAAAGGTAAAACCATGAAAGAATACGCAAAAGAACTTCTCGCCTGCCAGACAGAAGAAGAACGTCAGGAATTTCTTCATGGATTATCAAAGGATATTATCTGGAAAATGGCGGAGGGAAATCCTGAATCTAAATCTGAACTTAAAGTCGATAGTTTGGACGGATTTACCCCAGAGGAACTAATAGAAGCTAAAAAAATACTTGTCAACAGAATCAAGAGCAATTCAACTCCTACAGAGAGCGGAACTCGAACTGAGTCCGAGTCAGTGGGTTCAACTCAAGAAGATTAAAAACGAGGCAGGTCTTGAACTTGAGTTTGACGACCATAGATTTATGGTTGATGTTATTGATGATATGTCACCATTGCAGGTAATCTTGAAAGCCCCGCAGATTGGGGCCACTGTATCTGAAATCATAAAGACATTTTACGCCGCATATCGAATGGGTTGGGACATCATCTACACTCTTCCAACACAATCAGATGTATACGATATGGCAGGAGGTAAGATTAACCGTATTATTGCTCAAAATCCCACTTCTTTAGGTAAACTAGTTTCAGGACACGACACAGTAGAACAGAAGTCAGTAGGTAAGAACATCATCTATTACCGAGGTACATTCACTAACAAAGCGGCTATGATGGTTTCATCTGACTTAAATGTTCACGATGAAGTAGACGCTTCAGACGCCAGTGTCATTCAACAATATGAAACACGCTTGCAAGCTAAGGCAGGAGGAAGACGTTGGTACTTCTCTCACCCAAGCCTTGCAGGATATGGAGTGGATATTTATTGGGAACAGTCAGACAAGAAGGAATGGTTTATTATTTGTAATCATTGTAATAAAGAACAACAACTAAAATGGCCAGAAAACATAAACAAGGAGACCAGAATTTATCAATGTTCAAAGTGCTTGAAGCCATTGTCGGACCGTTCGAGAAAATCAGGTCATTGGTCTTCGACGAGCCAAGGGATATTCTCTGGATATCATATAAGCCAACTAATGTGCTCGTGGATAAGCGCCGAAAAAATACTAAACGACTTCGAGACTAAAGACCAACAGTATTTCTATAACTATGTCCTAGGGCTTCCCTATGTCGGTTCAGAGAACAAGATTGATGCCCAGACAGTCCTCAAGAACTGTACTGATAGGGTTAATGACCAAGAGGACAAGATTGTCATCGGAGTGGATACAGGCCTACCAATTCACTACACGATAGGAAATAAACAGGGCATATTCTTCTATGGTAAGTGTAAGTCTCCTAGTGAATCCTATGACCCCTACGACACGATAGAAGGCTTCCTAAAGCGTTGGAGCAAGTCTATTGTGGTAGCAGACCAAGGAGGAGATTTGATTGGTATACGAAAGTTACAGGCTAAATATCCAGGACGTGTATTCCTCTGCTGGTATCGAAGAGACAAGTCAGGCAAGCAAATGATTAAATGGGGCACAGGCGATGAGTTTGGAACAGTCGTAGTTGACCGTAATCGCATGATTCAGTTGACTGTGGAGCAATTAAGGGAAACAGGGCGTATTGCTTTAAATGGTTCAAACGTGGAATGGAGTGATTTCGCCGCACACTTCAACAACATATTCAGAACCAAGAAAGAGAATGGACTGGGAGTAATGGAGTTTGTGTGGGAAAGAAACGGGCCAGACCATTTTGTTCACAGCTTATGCTATTGCCTTGTAGGATTGGATAAGTATTCAACCAACATGGCAACTGTTATGGAAGCAGGGATATTCGAGGAAATGGAGGTTGGCAGAACCTTTGATAATAGTTATAATATGAGCAATAACTGGGAATCTATTATATGAAGATACACAAGAAAATTACTAACAGCGCAGGAGAGAGTTCAATGTTTGGCTTCGATATTCCTTTATGGCACTGGAGATGTTATCAGTGGCTGTGGAAGTTATTCATCGCGAATCCTGATAATCTAATAGACCCGAATAGAGAGCGATGTTATTATCAAGACGGTAAAAAGATAATTCTATGATTATAGAACTACAGACAATTCCGATATATCTAACAGAGCACGAGGCCAAGATGTTCCTTAAGTTTCAGAAGCATTTTAAGCTCTTTGAACTATTGGAGGAAAAGAAGGCTTTTGACATCAAACATGGAACTGTCACCATTGACTTTAATGGAGACGGAGACATTAAGGGAATCAGTAAAAAGCAATTCTTCCCATTGTAGAGTTGACAGGTTTTTAGATAGGAGTATTATTATATTAATAACGACAGTCTAACCCGATTAGGGCGACCCACCGATTTAGTTCGGAGGTCTTTTTTTTGTTTTAAAATGGCAAATCCACAATCACTCGCACAATCAAACGCACTAAAGATTAAAGCAGGAAAGACAAAATCTGGAGAGTGTAAGGCATGCAAGTTGAACCAACAAATTGCCCGTTCAGGTGGACATGCAAAAGTGCCTCCACTTCATCCCAACTGCGCGTGCCAAGCTAGTTATGTTTCAAAGCGAACAATGAAATCTCGTAATATACGTTCTAGTAATAATACAATGATAAATAGTTTTTTTAATAAAAATTAAATAAAAATGGACCCCGTACAACAAAACATCCAAGGAGTACAACAGTTAGTCGGTAGCACGATGAACAAGATTCTCGGCGGACTTCCTGCCCCTGAAGGTGTATTTGGACAGTTCAAGGACGAATTAGAACTATCTCTATCGGACGAAGAACTCCTCAAACTAAAGGACAAGATTGAAAAGGAATATGCTGGAGACGAGGCAAAGATTAAACTCCGCCAGCAGGCTAACTTAACCTATTACCTCGGCAAGCAGAAAGGTGGAAGTCCAGAGGCTATGAACGGTCAGTCTATATCGGACAATATTATATTTCAGGCCGTAGAGACATTTGTCCCGGCTTCCCTAGCCAAGAACCCAGAACCAGTCGTATTTTCAGACGATACACCAGAGGGAGACGCTCTCTCTACTCAAGTTAAGACCATGCTTCAGTATCATGCTGAAATTCTTGGCATGCGTGCAAATCTCAACCTTATGGTCCGAAAGTGGCTCATGGACTTCAGTGCTGTCATAAAGCACGGTTGGGACACTGAAATACAGGACATTACCGATGATGTCAGAGACGTAAAGAACTTTATCTTTGACCGTAATGGATATGTTGACGTTTATGGCGCTTACACAGGAACACTTGGAGAAAGGATTAAATCAACGGCGCAGGAATTGATTGACCTTTTCCCTAAACATGAGGACTACATTCGTATCATGGTTGACAACAAACTCGGCACGGAAGTAATCCGTACTGAATGGTGGAGCGACAAGTACACGTTCACATCTTTCAAGGAAAAGATTTTGGATAAGAGCAAGAACCCCAACTATAACTACGACAAGAAAGTAGAGGGTGAGGATATAGACGGAAACCCAACCAATGAGACGCAGAAAGGAAACAACCATTTCGGCCGTCCAAAGAAGCCTTACACGTTTATGAGCGTATTCTCGTTTGGTGAAGGAGCTCATGACGTTACGGGACTTGTTGAGCAGAACATCCCTAACCAAGTACGAGTTTCTAAGCGAACCACACAGATTGACTTTAATCTTTCGGCTCGCAATAACTCGGTTGCTCTTTCAGAGAACAATTTCAATCAGGAAACAGGAAAGCAGTTCATGCGCGGTCTTGCTTCAGGTAACGGACTTCTCGTTCCACAGGGCGGACCAATTGAAGAAGCTATGAAAGTCCTTGAAATGCCAGGAGTTGACTCTTCATACTTCGATGACCTTGAGAACCAGAAGACAACTTTACTAATGTCCTTTGGAGTAGAAGGTCTTACGGCTTCTCCACCAGACAAGAACGAGTTGGCTACAGGTATTATCGCCAATGAACAGCATGACGGTTCTAGAATCGGCGGTGGCGTGGGTGATGCTCTTGAGCGAGTTGCTAAGGCCGTGTTCAATCAGCATGTTCAATTTTATTACGTTTACTACGATGTTCCCCACGAGGCAAAGATTATGGGACAAATGCAGGCCGTTCAGTACAGCCAACTCTCTTCAGCCCAGATGAACAAGGGACTTGTCGTTACGGTATCACCAGACTCGATGAAACCGCGCGATGAGGTATCTGAAATGAACCAAGCTATGTCTCTCTATGAGGCTAAAGCCCTTGACCCTAAGACATTGCTTACTCGTGTCCACTTCCCCGACCCGCAGGATACAGCCGAGCAGACTGTCTTGTGGCTAACCAGTCCCGAGACCTACATGCAGTTGAACTTCCCAGAAGTAGCGGCAAAGGTTCAACAAATGCAACAGCAGATGATGCAGCAAGAACAGCAAGCCCAGCAGCAGCAAATGCAGGCAGAGGCTCAAGGACAGCAACAGAGTCAACA